CGAGTTACAGACGCAGATTGCTGCACTTGGCGAGAGTCAAACCACACTACAGCAAGAGAACGACCGTTTGAATGGCAAGATTACAGAAGCCAACAAACACAAAAAAGAACAAGAAAGAGCAGCAAGGGACGCACAAAGAGCTAAAGCTGAGGCCGATGGTAACTATGAGCAGCTATTTAAATCTAGTGAAGTTGAACGCGAATCATTGACTCAGCAATTAACGGGTCTACAATCTTCCATAGAGAATAAGGAGATAAATGGTGCTGCGATGCGAATTGCAAGTAATCTCGCAGAAGGCGCAAATATCGAATTATTATCTGAATTTATTACTAGACGCTTGAAATTTGCTGAAGGTAGTATTAAAGTTGTTGATGAGACAGGTAGTTTAACTGTTTCAAGTCTTGATGATTTAGCAAATGAGTTCGCGGGAAGTTCCCGTTATGCTTCGCTAATCAAAGGCAGACAATCCTCTGGCGGCAGTGCCTCGGGTGGATCAAGTAGCGGCGGTGCCGTTAAAATTATGAAACGCGCTGATTTTGATGCGCTTGATCCAATCTCCCAGTCTAAATTTATGAAAGACGGGGGAAAACTTGAAATATAGAGGAATTACACAATGGCTGAAAATACACTAACCGCAATCATCCCTGATATCTATGAGGCGCTTGATGTTGTCTCACGAGAGCTGACAGGAATGATTCCAGCAGTCTCTATGGCTGCTTCTGCTGATCGTGCTGCGAAAGATCAAAATATTCAGGTTGATATTGCACCAACTATCGCTGCTGGTGATATCACTCCAGCAATGGTTGTACCTGATCCAACTGGCCTAACGTCAACTGCAACTACTATCCAGATCACTAAAGAGCGAGCTGCTTCATTTGGCTTTAATGGTAATGATCAGAAAGCGTTGAATACTGGTGTTGGTTATATGAACCACCGCGCCGGTAAGATTGCTCAGGCTATACGTACTCTGACAAACGAGGTTGAGGTTGATCTTGCTGCATTGCAATCAACTTGTTCGCGCGCATACGGTACAGCCGGAACTACTCCTTTTGGTACTGCTAATGACTATACAGACGCTTCTAATGTCCTGAAGATTCTGAAAGACAATGGCGCTGCACCAACTGATAATCAACTGGTAATCAATACTTCTGCTGGTGCTAACTTCCTTGGCAAGCAGTCAGCGGTTAATGCTGCTGGTACTGATTCAATGCTGCGTCAAGGTGTGTTGCTGGATCTCGCTGGTATGCCTATCCGTGAATCTGCACAGATTGTCACCGGCACTGCTGGTACAGCATCAAGCGCAACCACTGATACGGCTGGTTACGCTGTTGGCGCTGTTACCATCACTCTAGCTTCTGCTGGTACAGGTGCAATTCTGGCTGGTGACTTCATTAGTTTTGCAGGTGATAGTGAGAAGTATATGGTAACAACTGGTGATGCTGACGTATCAGGTGGCGGTACTGTTGTACTAGCGGCCCCCGGCCTTCGTACTGTTATCGCTGGCTCTGCAACGGCTATTACTGTTGTTGCAACTTCAGCACGTAATATGGCGTTTAACCGCTCAGCTATTGTGCTTGCTGCACGCGCTCCTGCACGTCCTGAAGAGGGTGATTTGGCGATTGATTCAACAATCATCACTGATCCGCGCTCTGGGTTGTCGCTTGAGTTCAGTATGTATGCTGGTTATCGTAAGATGCGTTATGAGGTAGCTTTGGCGTGGGGTGTTAAAAACATCAAGCCAGAGCATACAGCGATCTTGCTAGGCTAGTGTCTCAACAAAGCCTCTTCCATTCGGAGGGGGCTTTACTGATGATACTGGAGAAGATCGAATGGAAACTGTAGTAATTAAGACTAAAAACGGCCCTGTAACTATCAACAAGTGTGATTACGTTGATGGCACTCATACGTTATATAAGCCCGCTGTCAAAAAAGTCATAAAAAAGGCTGTAAAGGCTAAGTAATGTCTAAGTCAGGCACCTACATTTCAGTAGCAGAAGATCAAGAAGGTAAGAATCCGCGCATCATCACTGATGATCTTGGTTTGCTTGTAAAGGTTGGTGCTGGTGATTTAACCCTTGACGCTTGGGGCGTTAATAAGGTGTCTATGCCGATATCGTTATTCCACGGCTTGTGGACCTTCGATATCCCGCAGTCTCAGTGGTTTATGTATGAGAACGGTACTCAAGTCTATAGCTCGACGAATATAGTAAGCACTGGCGGTATTGCAGAGCTGACAGCAGACGCAACCAAAACCAGTGTAATGATGGAATCTAGGGAATGCCCCAGATACCAGCCAAATAGAGGTCATTTGTTCTCGTTCGCGGGATGGATGCCCGACAAAACAAACGATGGTATTAGAGAGTGGGGTGTGGCTACCACTGAAAACGGCGTATTCTTTAGGTTGAAGGCTGATGGTCTTCTGTATGCTGTCCTATTGCGCAACAGTGTAGAGACGCACGAAGAGTTGATTGATACTTCTGTCCTCACTGGTTTCGATGTAGAGAAGAACAACATCTACGATATTCAGTATCAATGGAGATCCGCAGGAAACTATAAATTCTTTATCGGTGATCCATCAAAAGGGACAAGTACACTTGTTCATACTTTCGACCTATTAGGTACATTGACTTCCGCATCAATGGAAAATCCTGCTCTACCTGTTCACATTCACGCTGAAAGAACTACTGAGACAGTGGTGTTGAACGCTGGCTGTGCTGATATTACCAGTGAGAATGGCATCGTAGATAAGGAGGTTTATAGTTCTGCTTATTCTGAGGCTGTGAGCGTATCAACTGATGATCCGGTGATTGTTATTAAACAACCTCTTCAGATTGATAGCGTGACGAATACACGCACCATGACTCTTGCAAGGATCACAGTTAAATGCTCAAAGAAGGCTACTTTTAAAGTATGGTCTACGCGGTCAGCAGCAGATATTACAGGTGCAACTTTCAAGGCGGTTAACAGTGGATCTTATATAGAAACCGACTCTACTGACATGAATGCAACAGCGGTTAGAGCAACATCTGTAACAGTGGCTAACATGAAGTTCATTACATCAATACCTGTTGAAGCGTTAGCACGACAGGAGGTAGATAACCCGTATCGTGGACGTATTGAGTTCCCGTTAGTGCGCGGTGATTATCTTGTTATTACTGCAACGGCGGCCTCTGGGTCAGCCGATTGCGTTGTTGAGTGGGGAGAGCAAATATAATGGCTACTATTGTTGTAGAAGATGGAACTGGTAAAACGGATAGCAACAGTTATATCTCTGAGGCTGATTTTTCAACCTATGCAACAGATCGAGGTGTAACAATCTCCGGCACCGTTGCTGTGTTGTTAATTCAAGCGATGGATTACATTGAAGAGCAACCATTTAAAGGCGATAAGGGTAGCGATGATCAGGCGCTTCAGTGGCCCCGTAGCGGCGTTATAATTGATGGGTATAGCGTTGATACGGATGCCATCCCTGTAAAGCTGACAGAGGCGTTGTGCGAGGCTGCAATAGCTATTGATGGTGGAGATAACCCGCTCTCTGGTGTTGGTAGGGATATTAAACGTACAAAGGCTGGTTCTGTCGAGGTTGAGTATATGGATGGAGCAAGAAGTACAACCTACCTAGCCGCATTGGAAAATAAGCTATCCAATTTGCTTAACTCAGGATCACGCGGCATTTCTGCGGAGGTGATTCGTGCCTGATATGCGTGAGGATATCGCTACTGCTATTGGTAATGCCTTTACTGCTTTGGGTGACATCCCAGAGACAGTCACTTATCGCCAACGTACAGACGGCAGTTATAATGCTGCAACTGGTGTTGTGTCGCACACTGATACAGATACTAGCGTTAGTGCAGTGGTTGAGCCATTAACAGGAGGGCAAGAGCCAAACATTATCGCTGAAGAGCATAGCGGGGATCTGTCATTTACCTTTCAACAATCAGATTTGTCTGTTGAGCCAAATACTAACGATGAGATTATTCGTAATAGCGAGGTCTATACTGTGAGTCAGATTATTGCTGATCCTGCTGGAGCCACTTTTCGTATTATTGGGAGTCGTCAAGGATGAGTTTTGAAGGTGGTCTGAGTCGTTTTAATCGCACTATAGAAAGGCGTGTTGAGCGAAAGACCCGCGCAACTGCCTTGCAGGTGTTTTCTGGTTTAATCCTAAGAACGCCAGTAGATACCGGACGGGCTAGAGCGAACTGGAATACCAGTGCGGGAGCGATAGATTACTCTATTGATGAAGATGCAACCAAGCCACAAAGCCCTACACTTCGCAAAGGTGATGGCAGCAAGCCTATATACATCACCAACAACTTACCCTATATTGGGGAGCTTGAGAATGGCAGCAGTACACAAGCTCCAAAGGGCATGGTTGCTGTAACATTAAGCGAACTTAAGGGGGGTATGCGATGAGTTTTGCGGCAGAGCGTCAAAGCATTGAAGAACGATTATTTGATAATTGGGCGACAACACCAATCGCGTTTGATAATGTAGACTTTGACCCGCCAAACGCCAGCCCTTGGATAAAGCTAAATATACTCAATGGCAGCGGCGCATTTACTACAATGAATAATGGTAAACGCTATACAGGTGTTATAATTATTCAAGTATTTGGACCTAAGAATGAAGGTACTGCTACAATGAGGACATACGCTGATACATTAGGCGCATTGTTTACTGGTATTAAGTTTGATGACGTGGATTGTGATGTTGCCAGTCTATCCACAATAGGTACAAATAAAAACTGGCATCAAGTGAATGTAACCATTCCATATTTTAGAAACGAGTAGGAGCATTAAAAATGGCACAGATTAAAGGGCGTGACGGTTCAATTACTATTGATGCAGGGGCAGTGGGTGAGTTGCGGACCATCAATATTGATATGCAGCAAGCCACAGTACAAACTAAGTTCCCGACCATGAATACTCCGGCCCCCGCGCTAGAGTTTGTGGCAGGTGAATCCTCATGGACAGCCACTGCAGATGTATTCTTTGACTCAGCCGATGCAGGTGTGGGTTTTGGTGTGATTGGTGATGGTTCCGGTAATTGGGGGCCAGAAACTGCAGTGGCTTTCGTTGCTGTAGTAGAGGACAACACTACGGACGGTCAAGTTTCCGGTAGTGCGATCATCACTGGTGCGAATATCTCGGCCAACTTAGATGGTGACTTTGAGGGCTCAATTGCCCTGCAAGGCACCGGAGAGCTGGCGCTACAGACAGCGGCAGCTTCGTAAATGGGCGTTTTAGATAACGCTGTCGCGCATTTCGACTCCCTAGAAATTAGGGAGATCGAGGTGCCAGAGTGGGAAACTACTATTTATGCTTCGCCATTCACGTTAGCAGAAAAGAAGAAGCTGCTTCGCTCTGCCAAAGATGATGATATAGAATTTCTGGCTCGCACTCTGATGCTTAAGGCAAAGGATGAGCAGGGTAATGCTATATTTAAAGAGGCTGACAAGTTTACTTTGATGCAAAAAGTGGACTCTACGGTTGTTGCACGAGTTGTTTCAGAAATTTCAATAGCGCCTAGCGTAGAGGATCAACTGGGAAACTGAGAGACGATCCCGAGCTTATGACCATGTATAGGCTCGCGGATCATCTTCATAAAACAGTTGCAGAGCTGTCGTTACTGACAGTAGAGGAATGGCATGGCTGGCTGGCTTACTTCAAGCTAAAGGAAGAGGAAAATGTCAAATGATGTGGCAGTTCTAGGAATTAAGGTTGATCCGAGGGGGGCTGTATCTGGAGCGCGCCGTGCTAAACGTGCTATATCTGGTATTGGGACCACTGCCAGTCGTGTAAAATCTGCGATATTCTCTTTGCAGGGGGCTATTGCGGGGGCAGGGGCTGCGAGTTTAGTTACCTCGATTGTAAAAACAGCCTCTGCAGCCGAATCGCTGAAGGTTCGTCTTAAGTTTTTAACGGGTTCAACTAAAGACGCTGAAAGGGCGTTTAAGGATATGAACAAGTTTGCCTCCAAGGTGCCATTCACTTTGGAGGACATAGAACAGGCATCACCATCACTGCTTACTGTTGCCAAAGACGTTAGTGAACTCAATGAGCTGTTAGAGATTACTGGCGATATTGCAGCAGTTTCAGGTTTATCATTCAAAGATACAGCCATGCAACTACAGCGTGCTTTCGCTGGAGGTATAGCGTCTGCTGATCTATTCCGTGAGCGCGGTGTAACTGCTTTCTTAGGTTTTCAACAAGGGGTTTCGTACTCAGCCAAAGAGACGAAGAAATCTATCATTTCAATGTTCCGTGATGGAACAACCTCTGCCAAGGGTGCCACTGCTGAACTAGCGGAAACCTTCCAAGGCAAAGTATCCATGATGGAGGATAGTTGGCGAGAGCTTAAATTACAGATTGCAGATACAGGACTGTTTGATGAAGTATCAGAGGCTGTTATTGGTATTACCAAACTACTAAAAGACCCCGCACTTAAAACATCAATTGATGGTACAGGCGCAGCTATTAAAGACGGGTTCGGCTATCTTGTTGATAACAAAGACACTATTTTAACTGTTGCAGCAGCGGTGGCGGGGATGCGTCTGGGTAGTGCGTTTGGTCCTAAAGGTGCGGCAATTGGGGCTTTGGTTGCAGCAAGTGCAACAGCTTATGGAACGGGAGGTGAAACAGAAACAGAAAAAGCCTCTCGCAGAGGTCCGCTGTTTAGACCAGATCTACCCTTTGATACGCAAGCCGGAGAAGGTGAGGCATTCCAAGGATACAAAGATGTGTTGGTGCAAGATATTAAACTGGTTGAGGATCTCAAGGCAGTTCATGTTGATCTGACTAAAAAAATTAAACAAACCACTCCAGTCATTACAGAAATGGGTGAGGAGTGGGGTGTGGCTCTCGATATGATTGATGGGCAGTTTAAAGATTTGGATAGAGAATACGCAAAACTAATTGCCGGTATTGATGACGGTACAGGCGAGATTAAAAACTCTTGGAAGTCAATGGCTGACAGTATGCGCAGCTCTATGGAGGACGCTATTACAGAGTCTATAGTTAATTTCAATAAGTTAGGTGACGTTGTTAGTTCAGTCGGTAATATGGTTGCGTCTATGATTGTAAAACGCAAGATTGTATCGCCGCTCGTTACTGGCTTAATCGGAGAGGAAGGCGGGGATGGTGGCTTGCTTAGCAGCTTGTTCCCTACAGAAAGAGCGGCTGGCGGGCCAGTTGCCTCTGGCAGTACCTATCTTGTTGGAGAAAAAGGGCCGGAGCTATTCTCGCCTAAATCAAGCGGAAATATTACGCCTAACAATAAACTAGGTGGTGGAGGTGAGACAATAAATGTAACGTACTCTCCACAGGTGACAGCATTTGACGCTAGGTCTGCATCACAAGCGATCAAATCTCAGGCTGGTGAAGTCCTGAAAATCGTTGAACAAGCAATGAATCGCAGAGGGCGGCGTGGACCGTTGATGGCATAATGGCTGACTTATCCACCATTTCATTACAGAATATTGAGATCAAAAGTATCGATCCTAGTTTGGTTGCTATGTCTCATTCAGGTAAGCGGCAAATCCGTAATCGTTCAGCGCAAAGGTGGATGATTTCAGGCACCTACCCAAAAACGGATCGAGACACGTTTGATCCTGTATGGGTGTATGCCTTGAGTCAGAAGGGGCAGTTTAGCTCGTTTTCTTATATTCCACCCATTTACAGTAATGCTAAAGGCGATGTGTCAGCTTGCTCTTCTGCGGTTGAGGTCGCTGGATCTACTGCGGTTACTGTAACTATGACGGGAACCTTGAAAGCTGGGGATTACGTTAAGTTTGCCAGCCATGATAAGGTGTATATCGTTACCTCTGACCTGACTGGTAATGGTGAATTGAATATATACCCTGCTCTGCAAGCTGACACTACAGCCGCTGCGGTGACGTATGATTCGGTCCCATTTACTGTTGCTTTTGTTAGCAATGAACAGTCATTTAGTCGTGGTCCTAATGATTTACATGATTACAGAATTCAGTTGGTTGAGGTTATCTGATGGGCGATCTAAGAGGTCTTGGCGCATCCTCAGATATGAGGACAGAGCTTGGCGTTGAGGCTAACATGCCGTGCCATTTGGTAGAGATAACCACAGACAATAGCGGTACGCCTGAAGTGATATATGCAACCAACTACTTTCGTAACCTCGTATGGGATAGCAACACTTATCTTGCAGCGGGAACCTTCCTTGAAGTTGATACTGTAAGTGAATCAACCGCATTCAGTATTCATAAAACAGAGTTATCCTTGAGTGGTGTTGATTCTTCAAATATTGCCACGTTTCTCAATAATAACTTTATCGACCAAGATGTGAAGCTGTATCTAGCGATGATTGATAGTAGTGGTGATGTTATAGATAACGGATCAGACGATCAGCCGGTACTTATATTTGACGGCAATATTGATTCAGCCGGTGTAGAGGAAGACCCTGATGGTGGAACTTCCATCTTAAAGGTAAGTGCTGCAAGTCAGTTTGTGGACTTTCAGAGAAAGTCAGGTAGAAGGACCACAGACGCAGAGCAACAATACCACTATTCCGGTGATCTGTTTTATCAGCCAAAACTCAGCAAGACAGCTACGAAGGAGTGGGGTCGTGGATAGAGATGTTGTTGTTAACGCACTACTGACTGAGAACATTCACAAGCCATTTGAGTGGGGATACTTTGACTGTGCGAAGTTCACATTTATGGTTGCTGACGCTATCAGCGGTAGTAACTTAGTCGAAAGATTTGATGGGAAGTGGGATAGTAAGGAGTCCTGCTATAAGTATATTGGTGAACAAGATTTAAGTGTTATCAGTGTACTAAAAGAGCTAGGTACAGAGGAGGTAGAGTGGGGCCGAGAGATCACAGGTGACTTTTATTGCATGAGTTCTGATTTGACTCACCAAAAACAGTGGCAGTCGGCAGGGATTGTTTACAGAGGACGGTTAATCGTAATGACAAGAAGAGAGGGGTTGTGTTTGATACCTATGAAAGATGCGCCCAGACCTGAAATTGTGTTGAGAGTTCGGTAATGGGTATTTCACTCTTGGCGATAGGGTCAACCATAGCTGTTGAAGTTCTGATTACTGAGGCAGTTATTGCGGATTTGTTTGTTCGCAGATTTGCTCAAGCTATTGTTGTCGGCGCATTAACTAAGGTAGGATCTGATCTTCTTGGCTTAAATGAACAGGACACCCCAAGTCTTAATCAGCGTGGCCTGAAGATCAATACCGAGACCGATGACTTCAATATTCCGGTTATATATGGACGGATGATTGTAGGGTGTAATGTCGATCTACGAGACGTTTCTGGGGGTTCCAACGAGTATCTACACCAGATTCTTACTTGGGGCGAGGGCGAGGTGGAGAGCATCGAGGATATCTTTTTGGATGATGTTTCTATCCTTGATAAAGATGTTTATCCTCAGACTATAGTTACCTACCCGAAAGAAGGTCACATAAATGGAATCAAGATCGTTATCGATGATGGTTTTGACAACGATAATACCTTTGTCGCACAGTCTGCCACCAATGTTGATACATCTACCTTAGTCGCCAGTCTTATCTCAAATATACAAGGGGATGCTGGTTACTCTGGGTTTGGGTGGACGGTAGCAGCGAATGGTGATGAGGGGTTGTTGTTTGAAGGTAAGCTAACGACCACAACCATTGATATATCAGAGTTGAAACTTACGTATTTAAAGTATTCAGGGCTGGGGTCTGTGGCGTCGCAACAAACAGACTGGGTAAATTCGTACACGTTAACTGGATCTGACGATGATGGATTCCCAATTACTTCTGGAGTCCCTATTACTAAAGTGGAGCGCGGAGCCAAGAATGGCACTTACTACCTGAATAGTTTCACAGGTACAACCACTCAGGCGGTGGATTCTGTACTGGATGCTGCCCTCAGTTACATTACATCGGCACATCAAGGTAAAGGGATTTGCTATTCCTATCTTAGATTCAAATTTAACAGAGATAACCTATTCTCTTTACCAACAATTACTGCTGAGATAAAAGGGATGAAGGTAAAAGTGTGGGATGGAGCCAGTTGGTCTACCGAATGGAGTGACAATCCGGCATGGTGTATTCGTGACTATCTTACTGACTCCATATACGGACAGGGTATCGATGAGGCGCTGATTGACGACGATTCGTGGTATGCAGCAGCTCAGTATTGTGGTGGAACATACGATACAAATGAGTTGTCTCGTCCTGAACATACAAATATTGCGAATACATTCAGATGGGCGGGTTGGACTAATAATTCATCAAGAAACGATCAAGTATCTGCATGGGATGCGGCATTACGATCTGACGTATTGCCTATTGATAGTACAGGAACCTACCTAGCGAGGTTTAAGGTTACTCTGTACGATTGGCAGACAGGACACTACCAATCTACTCCTTTAAGGTATCGGTGTGCGGTTGGTTTAAACTTATCGTCTACTGAGGATGACCCAGACACCGCCAGTTTCTTGATTAATATCACTCAATATGACGGAGACACTGGCGTAGGCACCCTGCACTACCAAGTTAAAGAACTGGGGTCAGTTGTTGCTTCAGGTACTCAGGCAGTAGATCGTACCGACGAAGGATATAGCTGGATGAATCGCCCAGAATTCAAGATTGAGTCAGTCAGCGGTACTTTGAAGTATTACATTAATGATATTGAGATCCATGAATCTACTGTAACTCCTAACGCTACATATTACCCGTCTGGTTATATTTATGACCCTTCTTTATCTGTGCAGATATTAGAGGTGCAGGGTAGTCGTACACGTTTCAGACTTAATGGTAAGGTCGATACTGCACGTGC